CAAAAGAGAATCTGACGAAAGTCGAGTGTATGCGGCTGATCGTTTCGACCGATATTTACAAGGGCCAGTCTGATGTGGGTAATGGTTATCCGTGGATGCTGGTTTACCTCGACGTCCAGAACATGCACATCATGGGCGAGTACGGGGTTCACTCTCATGGTTTCACCCTGCCCAGGTGGCAAACCGTATCCGGCTCGCAATATGCGTATTCTCCCGCCGCGGTCGCCGGATTACCGGACGCTCGCTTGCTTCAGGCAATGTCTTTGACTTTGCTTGAGGCTGGTGAGATGTCTGTCAGGCCGCCGATGATTGCAACGACTGAGGCTGTTCGAGGTGATATCCAGCTATTTTCTGGCGGTATAACCTGGGCCGATGCGGATTACGATGAGAGGAAGGGTGATGTACTCAGACCTTTGAATCAGGATCGATCTGGATTGCCGAAAGGTTACGAGGTTCGAGACCACCAGATGTCCATGCTGGCCGAGGCATTTTACATCAACAAATTAACGCTGCCGCCGCCTGAGGGCGATATGACAGCGTTCGAGACAGGCCAGCGCGTAGAGGAATATGTAAGAGCGGCTTTGCCTTTGTTTGAGCCGATGGAGCATGAATATAACGGTCAGTTGTGTGAAGACACCTTTGACGGACTTCTGCGCGCTGGTGTTTTTGGATCTATACAGGATATGCCTCGAGAGCTTCAAGGCCGCGAGGTGCATTTCAAGTTTGTCTCACCGCTGCATGATGCGATCGAACGCAAGGAGGCCGCAACATTCCTCGAATCAGGCGATATCATCGAACGGGCTATGGCGCTGGATCCGAATGCTGGCGTGGTAATGAACACCAACTCAGCTCTCAGAGCTGCCTTGAACGGCATTGGAGTGGAGGCCAGACATCTGAGGAGCGAGGACGAGGTAGCCGAAATCATGGCCGCGAACGCAGAACAGGCTCGGATGGAGGAGCAAGTTGAGGTCGCCAAGGGTGGTGCTCAAGTCGCCAAGGATCTGGGTCAGGCTGAACAGGCTGTTAATGGATGAGTGAGATCAGGGCAAGCATCGCAGAATGCAAGCCGCGAAAAGACCCTCTGGCGCGTCCCTACTACACGGAAGCCGAAGTACAGGCTCTCCGTGCGGTTTGGGACGGTCAGGCGACCGAAAGACAGCAGAAACTGGCGATGGAATACATGATCCGCGCCTTTGGCACACACGATACGAGCTTCAGGCCGGGAGATCCTTACCTGACGGCTTTTGCAGAAGGACGGCGACACGCCGGCACGACTTTGGTATGGATGCTAAAGGCGGCACCAGCAAGGACTGATCCTGATAAGATCGCATCCCGAAATACCAACAAGGAACAACCGTAATGGGTGAAGAAGAAGTAACCACAGTAATTACCGATGAGGACGGCCACTGGTCTGAATCCCTCGTTGGCGAGAATGTCGAGCGTGGCGAGGCCTTGAAAGCCTTTGATACACCTGACGATTATTTTGCAGCGAACGATACCGCGCTTGACTGGCGCCGAGGTCTTGCCGGCGATGATGATAAGTTCATGTCGACGCTGGAGCGCTACAGCTCGGCCGAGGATGTTGGTAAGGCTTTTCGCGAGCAGCGAGCAACGATCTCAAGCGGCAACTTAAAGGCTGATCCTGGGCCTGATGCGACCGAAGATGACGTCAAGGCTTACCGCGAAGCCAATGGAATTCCGTTAGAGGCCAAGGGCTACATGGATAATTTGCCTGAGGGCTTGGTGATTGGTGAGGATGACAAGGTGATTTTCGAGGATTTCATGGGGTCTCTACACGCCAAAAACGCGACTCCGGAAGTGGCTCATGCAGCGATCGAATGGTACAACGGCTTTGCACAAAGAGAGCAAGATGCCATCTCCGACCTGGATAGCCAGCAATCGACCGAGACCAATGATTTGCTCCGCGAGGAATGGGGCGGTGACTACCGTGCCAATCTCAATCTGGTCACTGGTCTGATCTCTTCAACCTTTGGTCAGGAAGCGGCCGACCAGCTCTTGAATGGTCGTTACGGTGATGGTAGGGCTTTCATGAACGATCCGAATGTTTTGAAAGGCCTTGCTGCTTTGGCCCGCGCAACCAATCCTGTCATGGAGATGGGTGGCGATACACATACCGCTCAGGAGTCTCTGAACGATGAGATTGGTACGCTCGAGAAGTTCATGCGCGAGCATCGCACTGAGTACAATAATGACGAAGGTGGCAAGGCAACACGTTTGCGCAAGCTCTACGGTATCAGGATTAAACAAGCAGCAGCATAAGGGAAAAGCTATGGGTTCCTTGGTAAAGAAAGCACGTTCTCGAATAACCTCAGGAGCTGGGATTACTGGCGCGTCTGGCGGTGGGTTCCAGGGTTCGACTCAATATACGGGTCGGACCCTTGGCCAGAAGCCAAAAACCTCTCCGAGCACTCGTCCCACCAGAACTGGCAGCAAGCGCACTGGTGGAGCTAGAACTCCACTGTCGGTGTAGCATGGCTGAGACAGCTCCAATGACTACTTACGTTGGCTCCAAGCGTAAGAAAAGGCCCAAAGCGAAGACTCCGCTCAGTGGAGTTAAGGGCTACTCAAAGAGAAACAAAACCGGTGGCACAAAACATAGTGTTGCATCTGGCAGCGGCTCCCTGTAAATTTCGAGTTACCACATAGCTGGCCACCCTCTTTGAGCCCCAGCGCCCCACGGCTCCTGAAGCCGGAAACTACGGCCCCTTCTGGCTACCCCGTAGACCGCCGACAGGCTACCCCGATAGTGGAATAAACGGATTTTATTCTTTTTTCTGGGAGAGCCAAAATGGCCGAAACAGCATTTCAAGTCCAATACCGCCAAGAATTCATTTGCGGTTTTGAGCAGCTCCAGTCACTGATACGCTCCTTTACGACCACAGAATCGGTCATCAAGGGCAATCAGGCGACATTTCTGGTAGCTGATTCCGGCGGCGCAACCGCCAAAACTCGCGGCGTGAACGGATTGATTCCGGCTCGCGGCGACAACCTGACGCAACCAGTCGCTACTCTCGTTGAGTGGCATGATCTGGTCCGTAAGACGGATTTCAACATCTTTGCATCGCAGGGCAACCAGCGCGCAATCATGCAGAAAACCTCGATGGGCGTCATCAACCGAAAGATCGATCAGGACATCCTGACTGAGCTTGCAACCGGCACCGTGAACATTGGCGCCGCTGCTGTAGCAAGCACCCTTCGTACCCTCCGTGCGAAAACGGTACTCGGCAACAACGATGTACCCTGGGACGGAAATATCACGTTCATCGTAACGCCTGCGTATGAGGCTTACATGATGGGCGAGAACGATTTTTCCTCTCGCGATTACACCATGAACGGCCCGTTTGATGCGGCTGATCCAGCATGGCGTGACCGACCAGTAGCTTACCGCTGGCTCGGAATTAACTGGATTGTTCATCCCAACCTGAATGGTTCAGGCGGCGCTGGCTCTGCGACTGAGGAATGCTATATGTTCCACAAGTCTGCAATCGGCCATGCGTATAACGCTGACGATCTGGAGGCGCGGGCGGGGTACGACGAAGAGCAGGATTACTCTTGGACTCGTACATCTATCTACATGGGCTCACAGCTTTTGCAGAACTCTGGAGTGTGCTTGGTTGCACATGACGGTTCCGCTCTCGCTGCAGCATAAGGAGATTTGACATGGCTTATGTATCAGATCAATTAAACCTCCTCGTCCCGCACGTTGGTCAAGGCCCCGGCTTGTGGCATTACATTAGTGATGATGTTCATGGCGATGTCGACGCTGCCGACTGGTTTTCCGATGGCGATGCCAAAGGCATGAGGGTTGGTGACAACGTCCTCGTCAACGACAACACCACGCCTTTCGGTGCCACTCTGCACCAAGTCACTGTCGTAACGACAGGCGGCGCAGCAAGTCTCGGCGCGGCTCTGTTTACCTAAATTGGTATAGCAGGACGCTTTGCGCGACAATGCGAGGGGCAGACTCATCAGGGTCTGCCCCTTTCTTGTTTTGGAGAAGTGAATGGCTAACGAAGCAGCAGAAAAAGATGTCCAGGTTGAGGAGCCTGAGATCATCGATGAAACCGAAGAACAGCCTGAGTTGAAGGTGGTTGAAAAACCAAACCCTATTACTCAGTCTCGATTCCAGCTCGACGTAGAGGCTAATACGCGATTTCGTGCGACGGTTCCAGAGGGTGTAACGCCTGAAGACTGCATGGATGAATCGTTCTGGGCTCACCTCGGGATGCGCATGATGATTGGAGATACCTTGATCGTGCGGCCCGATACTGGTGAGTGGGAGCTGGTACTTCACGTTGCCAACTGCGGGCGAGAATTCGCTCATGTTGTCAAGAAAGACCTTTTCGACCTGCGTCATGATGGCTCGGCAAAATCAGAGCAATCACGATACTCGGTCGACTTTGCAGGTAGTACCCACAAGTGGCGTTTCAAGCGTGACGGTGAGGTACTCAAAGACGGCTTCGCAACCAAGGGCTTGGCCCAACAGGCGGCTAAAAACCACCAGATGGCTGTGGACCGAAGCGTAAAGCACTAGAATGCCGATCATGGATTGAACACAATGCGCAGGGATGCGCTGGCTTGGAGTAAGAAATGGCTGTTACACAATTATCACTTTACAACGGCGCTTTGACAATCCTTGGCGAGCGTAGACTTGCTAACCTTGATGAGAACAGGGAGCCCCGCTACGAACTCGATGACATCTGGGACAACGAAGTAATACAGCGCGTCCTGCAGATGGGTCAGTGGAACTTTGCAGCTCGCACGGTGCAACTGACGGCCTCG